GAAGTGGGTGCCGTTGTGGAATATCGCAATTGATGATGAGGCACCGCTATCCTATCGCAATAGTGATGGTCTTGCTTCGTGTCTTTCGATAAACATTTCAGATCAATTTGGCGCTGATGTACCGCCAGCTACGGCGATGTCAGCAAACAACTTTCGCGCTGCACTTGTCAGCGGTTTTAGCAACCCGCGCCGTGAGGCCGTTGGAGTTTACGTCTGATGGGTGTGCCGCTGAATAAGCAGAATGCCATTCCGGTTTATCTGGTCGATGGCTCTGGTGTTACTCCGGGTGATCCAACCTCTCCCGGCCAGTCTGCAACCCTCCCCGCCGGCACCGACCGCAGCGGCACGATCGCAGCAGGCGGCACGGCGCAGACGCTGGCCCCGGCGAACGCGAACCGCCGCTACCTGCGCGGCCAGAACCTTTCGACCGGCGACCTGTGGCTGAACGAAGTTGGTGGCACGGCTGCGGCTGCATCACCGTCCTACCGCGTCCCCGCTGGCGGCACGTTCGGCATCAACACCAATCAGGCGGTGTCCATCTGGGGCGCAACGACCGGCCAAGCATGGTCGGCGACGGAGGGCTGAGCGATGGAGATTGGGTATCCTTCATTCTCGACCGCGCAGATCGATACGATCGAGACGGTAGGCGCCTCGCGCCTGCTCGCAGTCCGCAGCCGCAATCCTGCCGATCACGCGCAATTCAACGCGTGGCTGGGGTCGCCCGCCGACATGGTGCTGCAATTCTGCGAGGATGCGAACGGCGCTTCGACGTGGGCGCAGAACCTCGCGATCGTCGAGAAGATTTGTGCCGATTGGGCAGGCATCGACGTCCGCCACCAATGGGCGTTCCCCGGCTGCTCGACGACAGAGCCGCTGTCCGACACCGCTGCCGGAAAATATGACGGCGTGATCCGCAAGATGTTCGAGCGCATCGCCGCGTTCGACAAGCATCTGATCGTCCCGTTCCGGGTGATGTGGGAAGCGAACAATCCCACCGCCTATCCGTGGACATTCAGCGGGGCCGGGGCGAGCATTGCGACCTATCTGACGGCATATCGGCGTATTGTCGACATCGGCCGGAGTGTGTCGCCCCGTTTCAAGTTCGGGTGGTGTTTGCTTCCCTCGACGATCGGCACAGACGGTCAGGTTGTCAATCCGGAGCCGGCCTATCCCGGCGACGCATATGCTGATTTCGGCGATCAAGATTTCTACTACGACGCCTCGACCGAACTGGCGGGCGGCACGCACATTCAGCGGCTCAACGGCAAGCTGAACGCAGCCTATGGTCCGGTGTGGCTCGCGAATTTCTTTGCGGCCAAGGGCAAGCCGATTGCCTTTACCGAAATGGGCATTAACGCCGATGCGCCCGACTACATCAATGGATGGATGGCGTGGCTGCGGCAGCAGAACCTGTTCTATTGGGGTTATTTCAACGTCAACGTGAACCAGGGGCAGTTCCGCTGCCAGCTTTCGAACGACCAGTATCCGGCGGCGTCCGCGGCGTTCATCAACCAGAACGGCCCGCTGTCGATCCTGACGCCAGCGACGTTCAACGCGCCGACCGGTTCGGCGTTCTCGGCTAAGCTGGAAGCGAACAAGTCGGTTCAGTGGTCGTTCGTAGGGGCATACGGGCCTTTCTCGATCTCGATTGGCAGCGATGGCCGCACTATCCAGCTTGTGTCGGCGGCGCAGGCGGCAGGCACGAGGACGGTGACCGTGCGTGCGACGGACGAGCGCGGCCAGAGCGTGACCAAGACGATGGCCGTGACCTTCGCTGCGGGCGCGTTGCAGCCGGAAAGCCAATTCTACCTTAGCCGTGCGGCCACCGTGCAGCCGACCGGGTATCAGGCTGCGCTCAACAATTTGGTGGGCGGGCTGAAGGCCAATGGTTTCTGGGCATGGCTCGACCGTATGTTCCTGTTCCAGAACACCGACGCCGGACTGGCCGTCTGCGACCTGATGTCCATCCGCCATTTCGGCAATCTGATCGGCAATACGACCTTCACCGCCAAGACTGGCATTCGGTCGGATGGCACTACCGGCTATTTCGATACGCAGTTTCAGCCATCGATCGTTAGCCACCGCTACCAGCAGAATGATTTGCACTTCGGCTTGTGGTCGCAGACCAGCTTGTCCCGCGCCGGCAACGTCGATGCGTTCGAATTTGGCGCGGGCGGCACGGTCAGCATGTTCCGCGTGTCGAACGGCAACATTGCGGGGCGGGTCGGCACCACGAACGCAGCCGCGACGCTTGCCGGTGCGGGTTGGGACGGGCACACGATGGCTGTCCGCACCGGGTCGGCGGCATGGCGCTCGTATCGCAAGGGCGCTCCCGCATTGACCGGGACCGATACCAGCACGACGCCACCGTTCGAGACGTTAAAGGCGCTGGCGGCTCAGGTATCGAACGGCCAGTTCGGCGCGAACGACATTGCGATCGACCACTTTGGATCGGGGGCAGGCTGGACCGACGCTAACGTCGCTACTTTCGTCGGTCTGCTCCAGGGATATCGCAACGCGGTGGTGGCCCTGTAATGGACGTCACCAGCCCCCTGTTCGCGCCCACCGTTGCCGATATGAAGGCGGCGATCCTGCCGGATTTGCAGGCGCTCGTCCCACAGCCGGCTACCACCATGCCGCCGGGAGTGGCCGATACCGGCGGCATCGGTGACCGGCAGGAATACGCCCGCGCCAATCACACCCACGCCAGCAAAGCGCGCAAGCAGCGGGTGCTGAATGTCGGCACGTCGACGTACAAATGGACGTACCCCACCGCCTTTCCGGATGGGGTAATCCCGATCGTCAACGGCATCGTTGAGGACCCCGCGAACCGCGCCACCGACTGCTACAACGTCCAGATCGTCGGGCCGGTCAGCAACACCGACTGCACGTTCCGCATCGTGCGGCAGTCGACCGGGTTGCTGAGCCTGCTGCTGGGGGCGTTGTCGATTAACCCGACTGCCGGCACCGTTAATCTGCACTGTCTGGCGCTTGAGCCGTGATTATCCCGCTCGGCCTCGGTGCATACAAGCGCAATGCCGCATTCGCGCCCGAGGTCGTGTGCCTGAACATGGTTCTGGAAAAGGACGTGTCGGGCATATCGCCGGACAAGATCATTCGTGTCCAGCGCCCCGGCTTGGTCAAAGAGCGGTCGTTTGATGCCGGCCCTGTGCAAGTGATCGACACGCGTCCGGCATCTGCTGACCTTTTGGTCGTATCTGGCGGCCGTCTCTACGACAACGGCATTGAACGGGGTATAGTGGGCGGTGGCCGCATTGTGCCTATGGCCGGCACGCTCTTTTCGCACGCCATCCTCGGCGACAGTTTGTTCGTGTATGACAGTACCGGCCTTACGCCAGTAGCGATGCCGGACGATGCGCCGCAGATCGTCGATGTCGAGCAGCTCAACGGCTATATCCTGATCCTGACGAAAACTGGCCGCTTCTACTGGATCAAGCCGAACGAGAAGACGGTAGCGGCTGATGCGTTCGCTAATGCGGAAAGCAGCGCCGACCGTGGCGTCGCGATCCGCCGCATCGGTGACGAGTTCTGGATATTCGGCACGCGGACCATTGAGCCGTGGCAATCGACCGGTGACGAACTGGCGCCGTTTCAGCGTGCGCTAGGCCGGCTGTACGAACGCGGTTGCAAGGCGCGCGATACCGTCCGGCGCTTCGACAATTCGTTGATGTGGGTTGGTGACGACAACGAGGTCTATCGAGGGGCCGAAGTGCCGGCCGTGGTTTCCGATCCCGGCCTGTCCGAGCGCATCCGCTTGGCGAATGGCCCGCTGAACGCGTGGACTTTCGGTCTTGATGGTCACGAATATTATGTCCTGAACATCGGCGATCAGGGCACCTACGTTTTCGATGCTTCGACAACTGCATGGGCGCGCTTCTCCAGCGGTGACGCTGTGGGCTGGCGCGCCTATGTCGGCAATCAGGAAGGGGGTGATCTATTTGCCGGGGACGAGGGGGGCAACCTTTACCGTGTCTCGGCAAGCGCCGCGACCGATGACGGGGTGGCTTTCCCGCGCATCCTGACCGCTACCGTTCCGCTGACCAGCAAGCCGCCGCGCAATGACAGCCTGAGCATCGGCACGGGATCTAGCGCGGACTTTACGGTGCGCTTCCGCTGGCGTGACGGGCAGGACGACTATCCGGCCTATTACGACGAAATGCCATCTCGCGCGCCGATCGATGTGGCGACGATCTACCGTCTGGGACAGCCCGATCAGCCGTATCGGACTTTCGAAGTATCGGTGATAGACCCAGTTCTGGTCCGCATCTCCGGGTTGGTGGCGAATGAGGGGTGGCGCTGATGGCGATGGAGCCGTTTCTACGCGTTCCTACGCTCACGCAGCAGGCACCGATCGTTGAGCCAAGCCGAAAGCCGACGATCGCGTTCCTGCGCACGATGAACGACATCATCACCCGGATTGTCCAAGTGGTGAACGCCATTGTCGAGGTTCTCGACATTCAGGAGCAGTTACGGGCTGCATTGGATCAAGCGGAGCAGGCAATTGTCGTCGCACAGGCTGCTGCGGATACGGCACAGGCAGCGGCAGAGACGGCGCAGCAGCAGGCGGATGCCACAAAGCGAGAAGCGGCGCTAACAGGCTCGTACATCGATCCCGACGTGGTGCTGACCGCATCGCCTACGTTGATTACGATCGCCGCACATATCCGGTACTACGCGGACGGAACGAGCGTCGCCGTGGATGGTGGAACGGCTATCGCGACCGCTCCTGGCGAGATCAACTATATCAGCTATGAAGACACTGCGCGTGCCGGCGGTATGGTCACCTATTTGGTCACTAGCGATCCGCCGGTCCAAACTGGCGATACCCACGTCGTCGGCGCGGTGCAGATACCTGATACTGGCACGGTCGAGGGCGGTAATGGTCCGCAACGACCCGGCCAGGTCTATCCCAACAAGTTTGGCGTGGAGCCAGATGCATGATCCGGTTGGCGCGTCACGAAGACATTCCGGCAATGGTTGCAATGGGCCGCGAGTTTCACGCCGCCGCCGGGTGGTCTGATATTGCAGAGTATGTAGATCAGGATTGCACTACCAGTCTCTCGGCCATGATCGATCAGCCTTCGATGGTGGTTATCGTAATGGAAAGTGATAGCCAGATTGTCGGCATGGCGGGTGGCGTTTCATCGCCGATCTATTTCAACCACAGCGTCACACTCGGCCAAGAGTTGTTTTTCTGGATCAATCCGGAAAGTCGCGGCGGCGGGCTTAGGTTCAAGAAGTCTCTTGAGCAATATGCGCGAGATATTGGTTGTGAAGCATGGATTATGATTGCGCTTCATAGTATAAGGCCTGATGCTACTGGCGCGTTCTACAGACGCGGCGGGTATCGTGCCGCAGAGCAGAACTGGATCAAGAGGTTGTAGGATGGCGATTGGTCTAGGTGCAGCACTTCTTGGTAGCGCGATCATCGGCGGCGGCGCGTCTGTCATCGGCGGCAACAAGGCGGCAGGAGCACAGAAGCGGGCAGGCGACGCAAACAACGCTTTGCAGCGCGAGATTTACGGCCGCAACGAAACCACGCTGAACCCGTACATTACACGGGGAAATCAGGCTGGCGACATTCTCCAAGGCCTGATCATGGGCGGGGAGGGCGCGCAGAAGGCGTACCAGACGTTCCAGAACTCGACCGGCTACCAGACGACGCTATCGGACGCGCTCGCCAGCGTGAACAGCAACGCCTACGCGCGCGGCATGGGCGACAGTGGCGCGACAGCGCGTCGCTTGCAACAGACGGCGGGACAGGTGGCGCAAGGTTCCTTCGGCCAGTTTGCCGGGTTGCTCGGCAACCAACAGGGCGTCGGGCTTTCGGCTGCATCAGCGCTTGCCGGCGTCGGGCAAAACTATGCCAACAGCGTTTCGGCGAACAACAACGCGACCGCAACCGCGCAGGGTAACGCCGCGCTGAACACCGCTGGCCAGATCGGGGGGGTGCTGAACAACGCGACCAGCTTGCTCGCCTTCAACAAGGGCTTAGGCAGCAGCTACAGCGGTATGGCACCCTACGGCGGCAATCTCGGGGGTATCTACTGATGCCCGCGGACTATGGCCTGCTTGGCGGCGGTTTTTCGGCCGCGAATGCTCTGGCCGCGCTCGGTGCTGGCCAGCAGCAGGCGATGCAGCAGCAGCGATTCGCCGTGCAGCAGGAGGAATTGCAGCGCCAACAGCAGCTGCGTGCAGGGCTACAGGGGGCATATGATCCGACCACAGGCCAGCTTGATCGTGTGGCGGCTCGCACGGCGTATGCGGGTGCTGGCGACGTCGAAGGGGCCATGGCGGTCGACAAGCAAGCAGCCGCTGCGCGTGCTGCGCAGTACAAGGAAGCTGTCGAGAAGGTCGGGCTGACGGCGCAGTTGCTAGGCGGCGTTCGCGATGAAGCGTCGTTTCAGCAAGCGCGGCAGGTGGCGATGCAGAACGGCTTGGACGTATCGGGTATCCCACAGCGGTACGACCCGGCATGGGTGCAGCAGACGCGCACGCAGGCGATGACTATGGCGCAGCAGCTTGAGGCTGAAGCGCCGAAGTATCAGGTCGTCCCGGAAGGCGGCACGCTGGTCAACACGCGTGATCCGCAGGCCTTGAACGCCGTCGGCATGTCGCAACAGCCGGCGGGGCAGGGCGGCGGCAATCTCGAAAGCATGGCCGCAGCGGCGATCGCAGCTGGTGCGGACCCTGCGGCGGTTCGCGCACGTATCCAGCAGTTGCAGGGAGGCGCGGCCCCGCAAGCCAACTCCCCTTTCCCGATCCAATGAAAGGCCCGGGGCGCGTGACATCCATGCGTCGAACCGAGGCGGGTAACCGCGCGGTCGGCGGCGCCCGCAATAGCCGGCACCTGTCGGGTGAGGGCGTTGATCATGTCGGCGCCAGCATGTCTCAGCTGCGAGCCTATTACGGCCCCGGCGCACGCTATCTCGACGAAGGCGACCACATCCACGTTACTCTACCCGGCGCTCGACTGCCGCTCTACGGAAAGCGCGGAACCCAATGATGCAGGACAACCCTTTCGCCGACCTGATCCCGCAGCAGCCGGTGCAACCGCAGGCTCCGGGGATCATCTATGGTCGCCGCAAGCAGCCGACGCAGCTCGAGCTGAACCGCGATAACCGGGCGGATGACGCAGCCGACCGCGCCGCCGCTGCCGCCGATCGTGCGGCGCGTGCTGACCTGCGGGCTGCGGCTAACACCGAGCGAGCCATCGGCAATGATGAAGAGCGCTTGGCCCGCGAGGGCATCGATGCTCAGGCCAAATTGCGGGGCGAGTTCAACGCGCTGCCTGCAACAAAGCGGTTTGGCGACGTGCGGGCATCGCGCGAGCAAATCCGCGCGCTGGTGAACAACCCCAACACGACTGCGTCCGACGATTTGGCAATGATCTTCTCGTTCATGCGCTCACTCGACCCGCAATCGGTCGTCCGTGAAGGCGAATTCGCGACGGCGCAGGGGGCAACTGGCGTTCCTCAGCAGATCATCAACACCTACAACCGACTACTGACCGGCGAACGCCTCTCGCCTGAGCAGCGCAAGCAGTTCGCACAGACTGCTGATCGGCTGTATCAAGGCGAGCGCGAGCAGTACAATCAACGTGCGACGCAGTACCGCGAGTTGGCGCAACGCCAGGGCATCGACCCCGACCTGATCGCGCGCCGGTATGTGCCGGATCAGCCGGCGCCCGTTGCGCCCGGCGCCAAGCCAAATCCTACGAGCGGTCCACAGCGTCCGGCAGGCGACATCCAGTTCGGCGACATGGGCGGCGCCCCGGTAGGCGCAGAAGCGTACCAAGCCGAGGTCGAAGCCGGCATCCGTAACGGTACGCTCAAAACCGCCGATGACGTGGCGGCAGTTGCGGCGAAATACCGCTACGCCGCTCCTGATCGCGCCGAAACCGAGAAGATGTTCGAAGCGCTGCGCAACGGCGCGCGGTACGGCGGTGCGCAGGCTCCGGTGTACGAGAGCGTCCGCCAGCAGCGCGAACAGATGATGCGCGAGCGGGGTGACAGCATCGCAGACCCCTTCGTGCGAGGTGCCGCCGATACCGTGTCGCTCGGCCTCGCTGACGAAATTGCAGGCATCGGCAACGCGATCGTGACGGGCGGCAGTGTTGACGAGAATATCGCTCTGGAACGTGGTAAGGACCAGTTCGATGAGCAACGTAATTTCCTTCCCCGCCTCTCGGGCCAGATCACCGGTGGCTTCGCCCTCCCAATCCCCGCCGGTGCAACCACGCCGGGTCGTCTCGCGGCTGTCGGCGCTGGTTACGGTGCTGGCTATGGCTTCGGTAGTGCCGATGGTGGGTTGGCTGATCGGTTAGCAGGCGCGGCTGTCGGTGGTGCGGTTGGTGGTGGGCTTGGCTATGCCGGCGGTTCGTTGGCGCAGCGGCTTGCTGGTCGAGGCGGCCCGGCGGGCAATCCGCAGGGTCGTGCGACGTATCAGGCTGCGCAGGAAGCTGGACTGGTCGACGACACGGGACGAGTCCTTGCGCTGCCTGCCGATGTTGGCGGACCTATGACCCGCCGTTTTACGGCCGGTGCGGCGCAGTCACCCTTCGGTGCCGGCCCCATCACGCGCAGCGCTGAGCGTATTAATGATGCTGCGGCGGGACGGTTGGGGCAGATCGCTGGCGCAGAAGGCGCACCTCTCCGTCAGGAGGCTCTTGGCGAGCTGGGGCAGAATGCTGCGCAGGGATATATCGATCGTACAGGCGCAGCGGCGCAGCGTGCTTATAGCGGGGCGCGCGATCTTGCGGGGGATGCCCCACTGCAAGGCGCGCGCGCAGTAGCGAACATCGACGCTCAGCTAGCGGAACTCGCGGCAACCAGCAACACTGATGCGCCGCTGATCGCTGGCCTCCAGCGCCTGCGTGCCGACTTAGCTAACGGCGATGCCCCGTCGAGCCTGTCCATTGATGCCATCCGCCGTCTGCGCACTTCCACGCGAGCCGAGGCAGCAGCGGAAGGGTTGCGCGGTACAGACTATAACCGTCGTGCTGGCATGGTTCTGGACGAACTTTCGAACGACATCGCCACGCAGTTGTCGCCAGAAGCTGCTGCTGCATTCCGCGCTGCCGACCGCGCTTATGCCGAGCGGCTTAACACAATTGACGATGTGATGACGCAGGTTGTCGGGCAGCAGGGCGACCGTTCGGCGGAAGCGGTCGCAAACCGCCTGATCGGCCTTAGCCGTGGCGATAGCGCGCGGTTGCGCACGTTCCTGAATGCTGTTGAGCCGGAGGAGGCCGGCATCATTCGCGGCTCCCTGATCCAAGAGATGGGGCGGTCGACATCTGGACAGCAGAATGCAGCGGGTGATGCTTTCTCGCTTCAGGCATTCCTGACGAACTGGGATAAGATGCCGGCGCGTACTCGCGATCTACTGTTCCGAGGCGAACACCGTCAGGCTATTGAGGCACTCGCGCGCTACGCGGAAGGTGCGCGGGGCGCCCGGGCCTATGCGAACACGTCGAACACGGCCGGGGCTGCTAACGCAACGGGCGTTGCTCGCTCGGCGGCGTCCGGAGCGGCGGCGGTCGGCACCTTAGGCGCAAGCGTAGTTCTGGAAAATCTTACCGGCCGGCTCTTGGGCTCTCGTCGCTTCGCTCAGTGGTTGTCGCGCGCGCCACGGCAAGAGTCCGGTGTTTCGGCGTGGGCGCGGCGTCTTGGCGTCATTGCAACCCGTGAGCCTGCATTGGCACCCGATATTGCGCCGCTTCAGGCAGCACTTTCCCAATCACCCGGGCGCGCCGCCGCTGACGAGAAAAAGAACTGACGGCCAGAACCAAAACATCAGCAATAAGCCGATAAAGTATTTCGCAAATCGCTTCATCGTAGTAAGGTATCCAGATACCCGAAAGGAGCTGCGATGCCCGTTGCTGTCACATTCCCCGGCAATCTCGGACAAGTGCAGACTGTCGACGCACTTCGTCAAGTGCCGACGTACTTCGTCGACCCGGAGACGTTGTATATCGTCATCGATGCCGGACGAACCTACGCGTTCGATCCAGGTTCTTTGGCTGTTGATGACGGCATTTCGGTTATTCGGCCAAACGACCGGACTATCCTTCAAGCTGGGCGGTTTGTTTACGTAGTTGATGGCATTGCGCCCGGCAGGACAGGCGACCCCGGCGGCGATCCAACCCAAGTCGGCCCGTTCGTACAGGCCCGCACCTTCAGCTACCTGGCGTCAGTCAACCGCATCTACACGACCGGCTTCGCGACAGAAGGCGACGGCGGCGGCGCAGCGTACGACCGCTACACGGGTAGCGCGTCCCTGCCGCCGATAGGCCAGAACATCTGGTGGTTCCAGGCGGCGGACGGATCGCGCTGGCAGATCGTGGACGCGGACCAGCACAACGCTGCGGCATTCGGTGCGCTGGGCGGGGAGATCATCGAGGCGGCGGCTATCCTCAACCGCGCGCTTCTCGCGCCGCAGGTCAAGCAGATTCAGATCGGTGCGCTGACGCATTACTTCGTACCGCCGATCAATGTGCCCAGCAACAAGTTCTTGCGCGGCCTTGGTCCTAAAGTGTCGAAGCTAGTCGTGGTCCCTCTGCCGTTATCACAAACGCAGGCCAGCCCCCGGTTCGCGGTGCGGCACCTGAACACGATCGGCGGCGGTTCGAGCGACTACTCGCTTGATTGCAGCCGTTCTGGCCTTGGACGCGGCGATCCGAACCGGACGCACGGCGTCTCCGTGCTAGCACTGAACAACGGCTTGGTGTCGGGAACGACCGTCGATAACGTCGAAGTGCATAACTGCTTCGGCTACGCGTTTTATACGGCAGCACAGGCGGGCGGCACGAACCGGGTCGAGAACGTCGTCCATACGCGAATTTCGGCCTACAACTTCCAGGTCGGCATCGAAACGACCGGGAATGTCGTCAACTCGTACAGCCGGGATACGCTGTCGGTAGCAGCCCCACAGGACGGCGGCTCGCTGATCCCGACTGAGACGCTGTACCACGAATATGGCGGCATCCAGTCGTTCACTCGGTACAATGCGCGGGGCAGCGGCACGGCGAGCGCCGGCATCCTGATCTTCACGACAGACGGCGTGGACGTTGGCAGCGTCGCCTATGAGAACCCCGACATCACGGGCAATTTCGGGTCGGGCCTGTTCGTGGAAGGCCGCGACGGCAACAAGGTCAATTCCTTCCGCATCGAGGGCGGGCAGATCACGTCATCGACGCTGGGCGCGGTGTTCCGGCAGGGCAATTTCGTCCTGCGCAGCACGGCACTGACCGGGCTTGACGGCAACGGGTTGGAGATCGGCACCGGCGCGAATGTCGATATGTACACGCCGGTCATCGAGGCGAACCGCGATCCGACCGGCACGACGGCTGCCGTGGCGGTAGCGATCGATAGCCCCGGCACGATCCGCATGTACGGCAGCGGCCGATTGCAGGCGGATGGCCCGCCGGGGTCGTTCGCCATCAATAAGAATGCCGTTCAGTTCTTCGGCGAGCCGCAGTTCACGCCGCTGGGCGATCCGGTGACGCCACAGCCGGGGCAGATTCTGCGCGAGCGGATGTTCCGCATCCCCCGTGCCGACTGGATCGTCAATGGCACGCAGGATCTGCAGGTCCGCATCGACTTGGTCGAGAGCCAGGAAGATCGCGTCGCTGACATCGACAAGGCGCACCTGATCCCGACATTGGAATTTCCGTTCCCGAATAGCGGCGTCAACAATCCGACCGTGACCTTCGCCACCCTGTGGATCGATCCGACGCAGGTCCGCATCTACGTGAAGTGCGACCAGCCCCTGACCGGGTGGGTGCTGAAAGCCCGGCTGACCGAATATGCATAGCCCGTCACTCAGACAGGAGACGATCATGGAACAGGTACAGGCTACCCCCGATGATCCCATCAAGCAGGCAGAGCTTGCGGCGATGGCGGAACGGGCAGCCGAGCGCGCCAAAGCGGACGCGCTGAAGCTCGACGAAGAAGCCGAAAACGAAACCGAAGGAGAATGAGAATGCAGGACCAATTCTGCGACAAGCTGACCGAAGCAATCCAGCAGGCACCGACGTCGGACGTGGCGACGGAATTGTCGAAGATCCTATCGCGCTGCAAGGCGGCGGGTGAAGCTGGCGAAACGCCCGCCCCCGAAGCGAGCACGCTCGACAGCGGTGGTGGAGGCAACACCAATCCCCCGCAGCCGCCCAAGCCGCCGGTCAAGGGCGGATGATCCCGGTCGCGCTCTTCGGCATTCTGTGCGTGGCGGCGATCATCGCTGCGTACTGCGCGCGCTTGCCTGCCGGGGAGCGCGACTGTGCCATCGCCGCGGCGTGGGTGCTGACGGCCAATTGGCTCCTGTTCGTGCTACCATGGCTCTACTCGCCGCTGTCGCCGGCCTTCCTGCTGTCGGGCGCGGGATTCGCCGTGACGCATGAGGACATGTGGGCGCTGGCCGACCTGCTTAGCCTCATCGTGGTCGCGCATCACAGCCGGAATGTCTGGTGGGCGCCGCTGCTGTGGTCGACCTATCTAGTGACGCTATGCATGCACGCAGTCGCTTGGAGCGCTGGCCTGCAATATCTTGAATATCGCTCGGTGCTGGACGGGTCGCTGCTTCTCCAGATCGCCATCATTCTGACGCTGGGGGGCAGGGGCATTGCCGATCGTGTGTCTGCTGCTTGGCGCAGCCGTGTTCTACCTCGCCTACCAAAGCTGGCTGCATATCTGGCGGGAGGACCCCGATGATTGAGAACGACGCCGCCGGCATCGTCGATATTGTCAGCGCCTCCGCAAAGCGCGCGCCGTGGGGCTGGGCAGGGCTGATGGGCTTTGCCCTAGCCCTTATCAAAGTCTGGCCGATCCTGAACGACCAGCTCATCAAGGTCAAAGAAAAGCGCCGCAGCGACAAGCGCGACGATGCCGCCGAATGGCGCGCGCAGATGCGTGAGGAGGTTCAGCAGCTACGCACTGAGGTTAAGCAGTGCCAGGCCGATGCGAAGGCGTCCAGCGAGCGCGCCCACAAATACGAAATGCGCCTGATGACCGTCGCCAATGCCTTCCAGATGGTCGCGGGCGAGCTGCGGAAGGTCGACCCAGAGAACCCGACGCTGAAACAGGCGGTCGACCTCGTGGGCATGGCGATCACTGAGGACATGGGGATGAACCGCGCGCTGACCGATCTGTCGCGCCTGCCGGGAGTAGGGGAATGAAGCACGAGGATTTCATCAAGACGTTCCAGCGCCGCGCCGGGCTGGCTCCGGACGGGATCGTCGGGCCGAACACCATCGCTGCGCTGGAGAAGGCATTTCCGAATGCGATCAAGACGCCGCCGCCGCACCCGAAGGTGCCGTTCGAAGTCATCCTCGGCGCGATCGAAAACGAGCGTCGGTACGGCATTCCAGCCTCCGTCACGCTAGCGCAATGGGCGCTGGAAAGCGGGTGGGGCAAGGCGGTCAGCGGCAAGAACAATTTCGGGGGCATCACGGCACGCGTCACGGGTGCGAATTTCCCGCATGCGCCTGGGACGCCGCTGGAGCCTGCCACGCTCTGCTGGACGCACGAGGTCGTCGGCGGCAAGCGCGTCCGCTGCCAGCGGTGGTTTAAGGACTACGCGACGCCGGCCGACTATTTCGAGGCCCACGGCAAGCTGCTGGGCACGAGCAAGATTTATGCTGAGGCACGGTCGAAGCTGCCCGACGTGGACGCGTTCGTCGATGCGCTCGACCCGGAGTACAAGCCGCGCGCCAAAGACCCAAACTGGAAGGCCTATGCCACCGATCCGCAGTACGCGGAATCACTCAAGAGCATCATCCGCACGAACGGGCTGAGGCAGTATGATGGGTGGTCGGCATGACCCAACGCGAACAGCTCGTCGCCTACCTTGCCACACTTGGCGCGCTGGTCGTGGTCCTACTCGGGTCCATGACGATCGCGTCGCTGACTGGCGAGGTCATCATCGGCAAGATGGAGGCGTTCGGCATTGGCACCGTCACGGGCGGGCTTATCGGTCTGATGCGCCTGCCGTCTGCGCGACCCGCCGGCACCCAGACTGATCCTGTCGTAACGGAGGACGCAAAGTGAAAATCAACGTCGGCAAGATCGCCAAGACCGTAGCCACGAAGGCGAAAGAGAACCCCGAAACGGCGCTGGCTATCGTCAGCCTGCTGGCCCCCGGCCTGTTCCGCAAGATCGCGCCTAAGGTCGTGCCGATCATTGTCGCGGCGGCGGCGGGGAGGCGTTGATGCGAGAAGGATGGGGCGGGGATTAGGGCGGCAGCGTTTTGGCATCATCGCCTTGGTTCAGCCGCTACCTGCACCAACTAGCTAATACCGTGCCGCCCTGCGCTTCATCGTTCGAGAAACGCGAAGCAACCTGTGACGCCACCACCCTACACGACTCGCGCGATTCCGCAAGTTCCGCTTTGTCAACGGGGCGTTATCATCGCCCCCCGTTGCTGCTAGCTGAGCCACCATCCGCTAGCAGCAATGACCACCGCCAGCCCGACCAGCGCGAACGCCACCCCAGCCCAATACTGCCGGCTCGTAAGCACGGGTTTCACGTGTCCAGTCCGCGGCGGGCTATCTCGGCTGCCAGCGCATCGGCTTCCCGGTCGCCCGGTTCGCCGGTTGTGCGCTGGTAGGCGGCGAGCAGATCGCGGTCGCTTAGGGTGGCGGGGTCGGGGGTGGTCATGGGGTGGCTTTCTTCTGCTCTGTGCCTCGATAGACAACGATAGTACACGTAATCAGTGCTAGAATGGCAGCCGGATGAACCTCTATGCCCAAAACGCCCCAAAGTGAAAACGACAGAAAGAAGCACGCAATGTTTAATATTGTCATGTCTATGAATGTTTCAGTTAGCCGTTCGATCTTGCTACGTGGCTGCCGCGAAGGCGTAGCGAAGAAGGCCGATGATGAATCGCTCATGTATCTAAACCTCTGAAATAGGCCACGCGGTTGATCCTTCGACACGATATAGCAAGCTGTCCACGCCTGCCACTGTCATGCCAATCGCGCCGGCGGCTTCAACCTTCGTATGCCCCGCTGCGGAATGCTGCCGTAGCTGCTCCATGCGAAGCCGACTGCGCGCAGCGTTGGTCGCTTTCGATTTGCGCTGACGAGGCGTCATACTCCCTCCACCTTCGCGGGCGGGGATTGCAGGGCGAGGATGGCGCGGAAGCGTCGCTTGCGGGACGTCATACCGCGCTCAAACAGCGCCGATTTGAACCATGTGTCGGTCGTCCATGACTTGGGCTTCATGCGCCGTCCGAAGGCGATCTTGCGCGTCGCGGTCATGACGATCCGGCCAACCGGCGCGCTCCGGCGGACATGGTAGCGCCGATCATAGAAACGGCTCATGCCTCCCGCTCCCCCACCGCTGCGCGCGGGCGGGCGAGGGCTGTGGGTGCAGCGGCAAGCATGGCGGACCAAATGCCCTCAACGTCATGGTAGGAAACTTCGGCGCGCACGTCCAAAACGCCCGCGTCCAGCATTGCGTCATCCGGCTCGATCGGCACCAACCGCCAGCCATTGGGCACCCCATCCCCGGCAGGCGCGGAGGCGAGGGCGGCAAGGCGGTGGCGGGCGAGCGTCTGCACCAACGAATGTTCGTCGGCCATGCCGGTGCGGATGCGAAATTGCGCGTTGATCTGTCCTAGTGCGGCCAGATGATCCGCCGCCGCCTCCCGGTCGCATTGCTCCACCGTCACCGGCGCGTCGTTCGTGGGGGTCATGCGGGGGTTCCTTCTGTATCGCTGGGGTGACCGCAGAATGGGCATTGGGGGTCGGACTGGCCGTTTTCGTCTTCGCACCCGCAGGCCAGCGGCGGTTTGAAGTCGCCAGCCAAAGCCGCATCCATCATGGTACGAAACTCCTGCCAGCTACGCTCGACCCACAGTTCGGTATTGCGCCATTGCTGAACCTCGGCATGGCTGTGCTGGTGCGGGCTATCCTTGCCACAGATCGGGCAAGCTAATGTTCCCTCGCTCACTTCGCATTCTCCCGTTTCATATATCGAATGACGCGAAGGCCAAGCGGGGTAAGCCGCGATCCGCGACAGCCGTAGAGTTCGTTCCAAAGGCCAGCCTCGACCAAGGCTATTTCGCCGTCCTCTTCGTCTTGCGGCGACGACCACGAATAAAGCCCTGCCAATGCATCGCGCTCAGCAGCACGTAGCCCCGCCGCGATCCGCTCCACGTCATCCATCTGATTTGTCCTTGGCTAAGGCTGCGCGGGCGGCGATTGCGGCTTTGACAATCGGCAGGCACCCATCGGCATCGTGACCTTCTAGGATCACCGCCATTGCAACGAACTCGTCGCTGACTGCCCGACTGTCGCCCGGCTCATCCTCAATGAGATAGCTGAGCGCCAAGTCCAGCGCACCCTCAAGCGCTTCGATGCGGGCGACCAATTTGCCGGCGTTGGCAATATGGTCAGCAGCTTCGGCAATGATCCGACGCGGCTCTAAACCGGTGCATGTGTCGGCATAGGAGCGCAGCCGCCCCACAAGATCGTCCGTCATGGGCGGGGGTCCTTTGGTGCGTTGAGAAACATGACGATCAGGTTCAGGACAGCGACTGCCAAGAACAGGGCAACGAATGTGCCATCATGCTTACGAGCGGCCAGCATCGCGCCGTGAAGGCACCAGCCAGCGGACATGGCATTCAGCATCGCGAGGAGCATCATGGGCGTTTTCCGAGGGCTTGGAGGGCGGCGCGGTTCTTTTCCTGAACATGCGCGATGTATGCGAGCGTGCCGTACTCGCCGATCCGGGCACGACTTTCCGCCACGTGATCGTCGCCGCAAAATTCAGGCGCGTACACATGAAGCCAGTCGTTCAGCGCCGTAACGGATCGCTCTAGCGCCTCCCTTGCCCGCTCCACGTCCGCATCCCGGCCTTCGATCGGCGGGGTGGGGGTGGCGGAGGCACGGTGGGCGGCAATCCTCTGCATTTTTGGGTGTTGGTCGAAGTCCCCCACAAGAATGCGCTTCTCGTGATCGGTCACGTCCCATCCAAGCAGGTAGCTGAACAGCACGCGATCGTCTTGCGTCACATTAACGCCCGCAGGCACACCCCCGCTCATGCCGAGGGGCCTGATAGGCGGTAGGCGATGATGTCGGAGCCGCTGTCATTATGATACCAGCGGAACCGCCGGGCGGGCTGCGGCGGGTTCTTCTTCAGGCTCTCGCCTTGTCCTTCTTCCCAGACGCGGAACCGGACCTGTATCAAGGCATCATCAGCAACGGGACACTCCCCCCCGCTCCACTCAATCCACGCATTCTCGCTCATGCTGCGGCTCCTTCGGTGAGGGGGGTGGGGGTCCAGCCAGCAGCGGCGGCTTGCTTCTGCCACGACCTGCCAGTGCGAATGCGGCTGATTAGGGAATGCGAC